CCAGAGGCTTACGATAGAATGAAAGAAATTTGGAATGGAAAAGGACAATATTTTTCTTTGAAGGATAGTCCAGAAATTATAATTTTGGATAAAGATAAAAATGGAATGAATATTTATGGAAGAAAAGAAGAAGGAGCTATTGAAGAAAAAAAAGGATTATTATTTTGAAAAAAATATTAGTAACTGGAGGAGCAGGATTTCTTGGTTCTCATTTATGTAAAAGATTATTAAATGAAGGAAATGAAGTTCTTTGTGTAGATAATTTTTATTCATCCACCAAAGAAAATATTCTTCCTCTTTTATCAAATCCTAATTTTGAATTATTAAGGCACGATATAACTTTTCCATTATATGTTGAAGTAGATGAAATTTATAATCTTGCTGCCCCTGCTTCTCCTATTTATTATCAAAAAGATCCTGTTCAAACTATTAAAACAATAGTTCATGGGGCAATAAATATGCTAGGATTAGCAAAACGAACAAAAGCTAAAATACTTCAAGCATCTACATCGGAAGTTTACGGAGATCCTTTGAGGCATCCTCAATATGAAGATTATTGGGGAAATGTAAATCCTATAGGGATTCGATCTTGCTATGATGAAGGAAAAAGATGTGCAGAAACTTTATTCTTTGATTATTATAGACAACATAAACTTTTTATCAAAGTGGTAAGAATTTTCAATACTTATGGACCTAATTTAGCCACTGGAGATGGAAGAGTGGTATCTAACTTTATTTTACAAGCTTTAAAAAATGATCCTATCACAATATATGGGGATGGAAGGCAAACTCGTTCTTTTTGTTTTATAGATGATACAATAGAAGGTATTATAAAAATGATGAATACCAATGATATTACTGGTCCTATAAATATAGGTAATCCAATAGAAATAGATATAAAAACGTTGGCTCAAGTAATAATAAAATTAACAAAATCAAAATCAGAGATAATTTATAAACCATTGCCTGGAGATGACCCCATTCGACGTAGACCTGATATAACTATGGCTAAAGATAAATTAAAATGGGAACCAAAAGTTACATTATCTGACGGATTAGAACAAACTATAAAATATTTTAAAGATAGGTTAGGGAGATGAAATGGAACTTTCGATAACTAAAACTATTTTAGCAAATGATGATATTCTAGAAGTTGATAATCCAAAATTATATATTGATAAATGGGAAGTAAAGGAATTTGTAAAAAGACTTCCATTAGGACCCAAATATACAGTAATATATACATTAGATGACAAAGGACCCCTTTTAGTAGTTAAAAAATTAATTATGATTGTAATGAATATCAAAACAAAAGAGGATATGGGAGCTTGTTTTTTACCAGAATCTTGGGACGGAAAGAGAGTTAGACGAAAGGTCATAATACCTACATTGAATTAAAATTACAAATAAAATGATATAAAATAAATTGAAACTATTCCGTTTTCTGTAGAACTAGTAGGGAGGAAAAACGTGACGGGATTTGAACGATGGGAATCTTTAATATTATTTATAGTTTGGGGATTAATATGTTATATTTGGGGTTATTCTGAGAGAGAGCCAAAACGTAGTGGATATAGCTACCAACCAAAACTTCCTACTAAAAAACCAAATGGTATTGCTCCTACCCATCCACCTACTAATATGTGTAAAGGAGGATGGAACTCTCCTCCCATAACTCCAAGGCCAATTAATCCTCCCACTGGACAAGGGAGGAAAGATAATTGACCAAACGGGAATATATGGACAGAACCATTGAATTATTTAAATCAGGAGCAGCAACGGAAGATCAATGGGAAGAATTAGCTCAAGCCTTAGTATTCGTATCAGAAATGAAATATTTACTGCCTGATTATACTTCTTTACTATGGGCAATTGACGAAGTGGTAGAATTTGACGAAAGAGAAGAAGAAATGGAGATAAATCATTAAATGACTATATTTAAAGATTACTGGGAGTTGCGCGAAATAGTCAAAACCATTATCCCTCGTAGATCTCAACTCGAATCAATGGAGAAGCATAAAGGATTAGTTCGTGAGAAAGGCCGTAAAGTAAATTATTCCGAATTTTCATTCGATAGCGAAAAATTTGAAGTTAAACAGCGAATGCTAAATAAAGAGGAAATTACTTCATTTATTGAAGTTTCATTAAGAGCCGCTCATTGTCCACTTCCTTTAAATTCAGATACTTACGATGCCCTATCTTGCAGTTACCAGTGCAAATATTGTCTGCCGCCATTAACTAAAATACAAATGTGGGGCGGAAAGAAAAAGAATATTAAGGATATCAAAGAAGGAGATTTGGTAGTTTCATTAAAAACTTACAGAACTCACTTAGAATCAGAAAAGTCAGTAGTTACAAAAATAATGAGTCGAACCGCAGAAGATTTGATAGTTATCAAAATAAAAGAAAAAATTTTAAAACTTACTTTAGAACATCCTGTATTTACTAGTAGAGGATGGATAGATGCTGGACAATTAAGTATTCATGATATGATTGTTTTTTATCCCCCCAATAATTCTAATAAATGGGCATGGAGAAGAATTGAATCTATATATAGAGCAAAAACTAGCAATAAAAAAATAGTTTATAATTTTGAATGCGTGCCCAATAATAATTATTTCGCGGAGGGGATTTTAGTTCACAATTGTTTTGCAGATTCATTCCGATCATCATTATATACATCATTTTTTGATAATCCCAAAGAAATTGGAATACGCCATTGCCGACCGGAATACTTCCGAACGGAGATGGATAAATTAATGAAATTTCGAGGCCAAAAGATTGATGGACCAGAATTACCAAAAGCAATAAGTCTTCAAATTCCCATCCGTCTAGGAATTCGATTTGAAGATTTTCTTCCTATCGAAGCGCAAAAAGGAATTAGTTTGAATTTCATGCGTTATTTATCAGATCAAGTTTATCCTATTATGGTGAACACAAAATCAGCGTTAATCGGTAGAGAAGACTACGTTAGAGCTTTGGCAGATAATAAGGCCGGTTCTGCTGTCCATATGACTATGATATCTTCTGATGATGCTTTAAATAAAAAGTTAGAGCCTGGGGCACCTTCCTTCTCCCAACGCTTACTTGCTGCAAAAGCTCTTGTAGATGCAGGGGTTAGGGTGGTAGCTAGGATCGAACCCTTAATGATTTTCGTAAACGATGAAAAAGATGCAGTGGAAGAATGGATCAGTAGAGTAAAGGAAATTGGAATCAAGCACATTACTTTCGATACATATAGTTATTCCGCTTCCGCCCCCGGAGTAAAGCGCCAAATGGAAATGTTAGGGATAGATTTCCATCGAATGTTTCTTATAATGTCAGATAGTCAGTGGCTAGGTTCCCTAGTCTTAGGGGAATTTATGAAATTAATGAAAAATCAGGGATTCTCTTCATCCACTTTTGATTTTGGCAACTCTCCTATCAATGACGACGATATTTGCTGTTCTATATCTGACATCTATCTTCCTTTAGGTGGAGGATTCTCCTACGGAAACAATATGATTGCAGCTAGGTTTGTTCGAAACAACGCCCCCCGACCCGTAACGTGGGGGGAATATAACACCTTCGTAGAGGAACGTGGAGGGTGGTTATCAGAAACTTTGATGAAAGAAGTTAAGAACTCGTGGAATTTAAGAATGAGCAATCCGGCTTATTTTCCGGATTGGGCCCAAGGAATGGAACCATATGGAAGAGATCGAGAGGAAAACATAATTTGGAGATATATTGAAAGTTCCGATTTCCGTCTAGAAATGTTGGAAAATTTGGTACGGTGAATGAAAGTATCAGGTATTTATATGATAGTTAATAAAATTAATGAAAAAAGATATGTCGGATCTGCTGTAAATTTATATAGTAGGTGGACTAATCATTTATGCGAACTTCGTAAAGGAACTCACCATTCTCTTTATTTTCAAAGGGCTTATCATAAATATAGAGAAGAAAATTTTGAATTTATAATAATGGAAATAGTAAAAGATTTGTCTCAATTATCTTTCAGAGAGCAAACTTGGTTAGATTACTACCAATCATATGACGATAGATATGGGTATAATGTTTGTAGATATGCTAATTCTTGTTTAGGAAATAAACATTCAGAAGAAGTTAAGAAAATAATTTCTCAAACTAGTAAAGATCATTGGTTAGATCCAGAATATAGAAATAAAGTAATTTCTCTTTTGAAAGGCAGAAAGAAAAGTCCTGAACATAAAATAAAAATATTAGAAATGAATCAAGAAAGGGGAAAAGATCCTAATTTTAGAAAAAATCAGTCAGTTGTTGCTAAAAAACAATGGGCAGATCCAAAATTTAGAGCTAAAATGGCGGAAGGGTTTATAAGGAGAAGCAATAACCCAAAATATTTAGCCAATTTATCTGCTTCCCTTATTGGAAGACATCTTAGTCCGGAACATATTGCCAAATCCGTTGAAGGAAAAGCAAAAGCTAGAAATAAAAGAAACTTAAATTTTGAAGCATTGTAAATAACAATTTTGAAGTTTTTCAATAAAGGGAGAAAAAATGAAAAATTCTTTTCTAGGCACTGGACGGAGGGTTCACCCCAAGTTCTCCGATTTTTGGAGGAAACTTTCAAAGATCCTCCGATTAAACCGGATTATAAGGCAGGATATGATGTTACGGTGGGAGATGCAAAAATTGAAATTAAATCTTGCGAAGAATGGATAAAGTCTAAGGGAAAAAATGGAAAAGGTAGTAGTGGCCCAAGAAGACGTGGACGTTTTCATTTCGATAGAGGAACGGAAGCAGATATGATTTTATTTGTACTCGTCAAAGAATCAGAGGAGTTAGAATTTGCTATCCGATTTCCGGAACAATTTGAAGTTCGTAATTTGGAAAGAACTAAAATAATTCCTTGGAATAAAGTATTTACGGAGGAGGAATAAATGGACTACACGGAGAAATTAGTTACCGCAGCCAAGAATTATTTAAGGTCATCTACTTGTAAATGTAAGTATAGTGGAAATTGTCCTCAAGAAACTTTACAATCTTTGGTAGATGATTATAAACCATCTACTATTGTTATTATCAAGAAAAAGAAGGGTACCAAATGAAACTGAAAATTATTAGTGATGGTACCATACCAGGGACTAAAGTAATAAATGCAGAAACTGGAGAAAGTATTGATAATGTCCAATCTTTTGTAATAACAGCTTATGCCAAAAAGGGAATAGTAGAAGCAACTATCAAATTAGTTCATACAGAGTTTGATATGGTAGTTGAAAAAAAGAAAAGAGTAAGAAAACCAAAATACCCTGACTCTACCGCATATTCTAAAAATTGTATAGAATCATATAAGAAAACTATAATGGAAGGAGAAGGATTAGTTGATTTGGAATACGTAGAAAACCACGGAATAAACCCTGATGACCGTCTTAGTTGGTGCATGTGGCAGTACTTTACAAAAGTATATTCTGAAAATAAATTAATCAAAATAAAAGTACCGGATATTGTAGAATTTATACGTGGAGAAGTTGGAAGGGATCATTCAGAAATTGAATTTAAATTCGATAGAACGACGGCGAATCATAGCATAAATAAATTTTGTTTCATCGGTCTATTAAATAAACATAAAAAATCAGATGAATGTTTTTATACCTTCTCCAACTCCGTAAAGAGACGGGGATTAGAATTTTTCCGAAAAGATAATCATTTTATGCGAGGGCATTTTCAGTCAGATTCAAACGGAATTTTCAATTTAATGGAGGAAATAAAATGAAGGTTAAAGATGAAGGAAAAGATTTATATGAAAGGAGTGGAAAGTTATTTAAATCTGTAATATTAACTATTATATCTTTCTTGCAATGTATTGTTCAAATTGGTATATTATTCTTTACTATTTGGATAACGGTATTTACCAAAGGAAAAGAATTATTTTTTGAATGGACAAATAAAGTAACCACGGAAGATATTATTTCATTGCCATCTTTATTGCGGAAAGGGGAGTAAATTTGGGACTCAGAAATGAATTAGAAGAAAAGTATTTATAATGATTTCATCTATTTACAAAATTATTAATATTAAAACGGGGAAAGTTTACATAGGTTCTGCCAAAGATATAAAACAAAGATGGAGGGACCATCGGTATCAACTCAGACACAATAAGCATGGTTGTAAATATTTACAAAGATCCTGGAATAAATATGGAGAAGAAAATTTTAAATTTGAAATAATTGAAATAATTAATGATCCTAAAGATTTAATTGTCAGAGAGCAATACTGGATAGATCACTATCAATCCTATAAACCAGAAAATGGATATAATGGCAATATAAAAGCTAACTCACGTTTAGGCACAAAACACTCTGATAAAACTAAAATACTGATGTCTATCTCTCAAAAAGGTAAAAAATTAAGTCCTGAACATAAAGCTAATTTATCTGCGTATAAATCCACCCCCGAAATGAAAATTAAAATAGGGGAAGAAACTAGAAAACGATGGTTAGATCCCGAAACTAGAGCTATGATGATATCTAATATGAAAGGAAAAACAAAAAGCCCTAAACATTGTGCGAAAATATCTGCTTTTAAATCGGGGCAGAAACATACCCCTGAAACTAGGGAACGGATGTCTGAATTAACAAAGGAGTACTGGAAAGATCCCATAGCCCGTTCCAATATGATAATGGGGCAAACAGGAAGAAAAGTATCCCCCGAAGGAAAAATAAGAATGTCAGAGATTATTAAAAATAGGTGGAATAATCCAGAGATAAGAAATAGAATGATAGATTCAATCAGAAAAAAATTAAATGACCCTGAATATAAAAGAAAAGCATCAGAAAGAACTAAAAATCAATGGGAAAATCCAAAATTTAGGGCTAAAATGATAGAGGGGCATAAAAATAGAAAATTAAACGCTGAGAAAAAAGAAAAACCCATAATGATAAGGAGAATAAGGTGACAATTTTGAGAGAATTAGAAGTAGAAAGAATATTTTCATATGGAGTTGCTTTGGAACAATCAGGGAATCAAAAAAACTCTGCATTCTGTTGGGAAAATGTTATTTATATTCTCAACAGCGATAAAACCATGATACTTCGGTTCGAGGCAACTAAGAATGAATTTCCAGAACCAATTCGTTTTTTTCTAAGCGATTATGATTCCCCAAATTTTACTGCAGACGGAAATAGCATAACTTTCCTTCAAAAAGGAGAAGAATTTCTCCGTAAGAAAAAATGTAGAATACCTACTCAAACTTTTCAAGAAGTAGAAGAGTTATTTTATAAATTTTATGATACAGAAAAAATGAAGTGGAAGATCCCTTTTCATAAATCCTCGTTAGACCTTTTGGACGAGAATTTATCGCATATTGAATTTGTAACTAGAGGGGGAGAAATAAAAATACTTCAACGAGATATCTACGCCGGATCTCTGATACTGCTCGAAAGAAAAATAGAAATGGAGGGCCTCGGCTTAACAGAACCAGAAGATGTTCTTCCAGATTCTATTTCTCCTCTTGGAATAAGAACAGGAGATTTCTTAGCATTATTTAATTTCAATGATAAAATTAATATCTATTTTCCAGAAGGATGTAAATATTTTATGATAGATGGACTGCATAATAATATGCAAGCAGTTGTGGCGGGGTGTATTTTCGACGACTGCGGGGGGATTTTGGATTTACAGAAAGAAAAAATAATCCCCCCTATTTTAAAGAGAAGAATAAAATGAAAATTTCCGGTGTATACATGATACTTAATAGAATAAATGGGAAGAAGTATATAGGATCTTCTGAAGATGTATATATTAGATGGGAAAGGGGGCATTTATGGTTACTTCGTAGAGGAGAACATACTCAACACATTCAATCTGCCTATTGTAAATATGGGGAAGAATCTTTTGTATTTATGGTAATAGAATTAGTTTATGATTTAACTCAATTAGTTCCTAGAGAACAAATTTGGTTAGATTACTATGAATCATATAAACAAGAAAATGGGTATAATATTCGGGAAATAGCAGAATCCAATAGGGGGATAAAATGGTCGGAGGAATCTAAAGTAAAGCTATCTGAATTAACTAAAAATAGATACAAAGATAATCCTGAAATTATATCTCAAATATCTGAATCAGTTAAAAATTTATGGGAAGATCCAGAATATAAAAATAGAATGAAAGATGCTATTAAAAAGGGACTTGATAACCCAGAAGTAAAAGCTATAATGTCTAAAAGTACTAAAGATAGGTGGGAAAACCCTAAATTTAAGGACAAAATATTAGAAATTATGAGATCACCAGAATCTCGTCAAATTGGATCTATTCTGAGGAAAAAAGAATGGGAAGACCCTGATATTCGATCAAAAAGAGTTTTAAATAGAGCAAATACTATAGCATCTGATCCTGAATTTAGTAGAAAAGCATCAGAATCTGCTACAAATCAATGGGCTGATCCAGAAATGAGATCAAATATGTTAAAGTCCTTATCTCAATCTATAAAAGAAAAATGGAATAATCCAGAATATAGAAGAAAAAACATAGAGTCTAATACTGGAAAACAAAATAGTGAAGAATCAAAATCAAAATTATCTAAAACTATGAAACAACTTTGGTCTGATCCAAAATCTAGGGCTAAAGTAAAAGAGGGCCGGGAGAGAAGAAAATTTAAAAAGGGGGTATCAAATGGGGGGCAAGAGTAGAAAAACTGGTTCTATAAGTCGCAAATTAGTCGAACGGTTACAGAGCCAATCATCAAAAGGAGGAAAATCCTCTAAATCTGGCTCTTCCTCAGGACTTATGAATAAAGGGGGGTTAGATTGGACGAAGGATTTCCCTGGAGATGAAGAAAGGAAAAAGAGAGAGGCCGAGGGAGACAAGTAATGTGTAAAGAATGTGAATGGGAGGATTTGTTAAAAGAAATAAATGATTGCATATCTGATGATGATTTCGAATGGGCAGAGGATACTCTATTGGGCATAGCAGAAACTGTTGAAGAAAGAAAACATGCGACAGAAGGGCAAAAACAAGCAGTAGGCAATATTCGAGATGCAGTAGAAAGAAGAGGGAAATAACAATATAAATGACTATGACTATGGAACATTTCCAAATTTATATGCCAGTAGCGGAATATGACTTTTGTAAAGTTTGTAAGGGTTCTGGAAAAATGCCTAATAAAGAAAAAACTTGGATGTCCCTTATATATGGGGGAAATTCAAAAGTTTGTAGTAAATGTAAAGGAGATGGACTATTACCCATAAATAAAAAAGTTAAGGAAAACCTCCATCCTATTTTGAAAAAAAGAAAGAAAATAGAACCTATTTCTGTTGAAGATCGTCTTTTTAAAATTATATCCGATCAATCTGGTATGCCATTAGATAAAATAGATAGAAAAGATCATTTTATCGAAGATTTAAAATTAGATTCTTTAGATATTATTGGTTTAATAACAAAAGCAGAAGTAGAATTTCAAATAGATATTTTTATTAATGAGGCCGAAGAAATTTTTACTGTAGAACAAGCTATTAAATTTATAGATGCTAAAGTAAATTCACTTTTATAAAGAAGGAAAATAATGAATATTGATACGATGAAAGCTGGCCGGGAGATGGACGCGCTGGTGGCTGAGAAGGTCATGGGGTGTTCTGCATTGGTGAGGAAAGACTATTCATGGAAACTTTCCGGTGGTGACATTGATGGATTTTCTGGGACCGTATGGTTTTGCAAGTGCGCTGGTATGCACAACGCCCAATCGGGCGATGGGCTTATAAAGTCATACTCCACCAATCTAGCCGCCGCATGGGATATCATGGACCATCTCATAGATCTTCATCCAGCAATTATGTGGGAAAATTGCGAATGGGAATGTTGTTTGGATGACCATAACAAGGGACACGGAGAGCAATTTTGGGGATACGCCGATACTGCTCCTCTCGCCATCTGTAGAGCCGCGTTGAAAGCGGTAGAAGGAAAGTAGGATGAGTTGGACTATTTGTAAAGATAGGGGGCTTTGGTGTTTCGTATATCCCGTACCATCCAACGTGGGGGGCATTTGGTGGAAACGTCAATGGTGGTGGTATAAGTTGCTCTATTTAAGAATAAAATGCACATTTGTTGGGCACGGATGGAAGATCATTTCTTACTCACATATAGAAGAACCATTTGACTCATTGGAATGTACCAATTGCTCCTTACGTGCCGCGATCAAAATTATGGAAAAAAATGAGACTCTCTAATTGCATTCATGAAATACCTCCATTTGCCCTATGCGGGATCTGCGAATCGGAGGAACTGAATTCTATAATTAAAAAAATAAATCGACCCTGGAATAATATAGATGGTCCTTGCCCCTACTGTAAAACAAATGGACCCTGTAAACATTGGTTTGGGTGTGGGTGGTCTAATTCACCAACAAAGATGATGGAGGAAAAAATGAACGAAATTGATTTTGTTAAAAGTGTCCAAACATTAGAAGTTCGTGAAAATGATTTAATAGTTATCAAAATTGAACAAAAAATTAGCATGGAACGATCAGAAAGAATCAAAAAGATGGTGGAAGATAATTTACCTGCTGAAATGAAAGGAAAAATAAAAGTATTTATTCTTGAAGAAGGAACTGATATAGAAATCCTTCGATCAGAAAAAATGGAGGGAATTTGAAAAACCAATATTTGGAATTGTTAAAAAAATATAAGATAATTCCTACTTTTCCCTGCTCTGAAGAATATTTTCAAAGAGCTAAAATTAAAGAGGAAATTACGGGTGATTTTATTTATTGGAAACACAACGAATGGATTTTATTCCCCCCAATAAATATGAATACGGGGGAATTACTCCCCAATGGAAATAGCATAAGCGGAGATTACCAAAATTGGGCTACTCATATATGGGCTAGTTTTCCCAATTGGTCTATGCCTTCTAATTATAAAAAAGAATTTTTGGAATTAGAACATATTTATAACCCTCGTCATTTCCTAGATCTAACTGGAAACAAATTTCAAGTTTTCCGAAAGAATATCCGTAAATTTCCTGGACGGTATGGGAATTCCCCTTTGCAGTATATTGAAGCGAATGATAATCATGAAAATCAACTAAAAGATTTATTCATAGAATGGTTAAAAAATAAAGAAGGAAATCAAGAAATTCATGATGATGAAGTTATGACTAATTATATTTTTAATGGAAATAATAGGAAAATTTTGGTAGATAAAAATGGATATATTCTTGGAATCAATATTTGGGATTCCAATTATTTTTATATTAACTTCCGATTTTCATTTTCTAGAAATATTAAATTTTTGAATGAATACCAAAGATATTTATTTTATACAGACCCCGTTATTTTGAATCAAAATAAATTAGTTAATGATGGAGGAATTATGGGGATAGAAAGCTTGAGAATATTTAAAGATAAACTTTGTCCTGTGGAAAAAAGAGAAATTTATTCTTATGTTAAAATAGGAGATTGAAATGAAAATTATCTCTCCTTGGTGGAAATTTGAAGATGAAGAAATAGAGTGCCCAAGGTATGAAACAAAATATCATTATCACGGAGATGATTTACTCGCAAAATTAGAAAAGTATGGACGAACTTGCTATAAATCAGAAGATAAAATAACGATTGATTCTGCGGCTAAATTTGTTCAAATGATTATAAAAAACGGGCACGAATCGGTTCTTGAGCATGAAAAAATAACAGTTAGAGTAATTTGTGATCGTGGTGTATCTCATGAAATAGTTCGTCATAGAATAGCAAGCTATAGTCAAGAATCTACCCGATATTGTAACTATGGAAATAGTAAAGAAATAACGGTTATTCTGCCTATTTGGTATCAAATAGCTTATGAAACATTTAATGATCTTATTTTAAAAGGATATACCAAGGACGCTGCCATTGGAAAAATGCATGCAGAAAATTTACCATTAAATTCAGGAACTCGTTTTTATCATTGGTATACAGCGTGCCAAACTGCTGAAAATTCTTATATGGAGTTGCTTCAACATAATGCTAATCCCCAAGAAGCTCGATCGGTGCTTCCTAATAGTTTGAAAACGGAAATTGTAATCACCTTTAATATTCGTGAATGGCGGCATTTCTTTCGTTTGAGAACTTCTTCGAAAGCTCATCCTCAAATGAGAGAGATTACTATTCCTATGCTAGAAAGATTTAAGAAAACGTTTCTTATTGTTTTTGACGATATTTTTGTAGGAGGAGAAGGAGAATGAAAGATCAAATTAATCATCCATCTCATTATACTACTGGGAAAATTGAAGTTATTGATTTTATATTAGATCAAAAATTAGATTTTCTTGGAGGCAATGTCGTAAAATATTTATGTCGTGCTCCTCATAAAGGGAAAAAATTAGAGGATTTAAAGAAAGCCCAATGGTATTTAAATCGTCTTATAAATGAAGAATCTAAATCAATGGAGGCAAAAAAATGAAAAAGTCTGAATTATTACTAGCCATTAAATCCGTAATGATGGGAATTGACAAGTCTAGTGCAATTGGATCGGATTTTATCCTATTCGATGAAGATTGGGTTCGTTCGTACAAGGAAGATATCAGCGTATCATTTCCATTAGAAACAAAAATTCGAACAGCAGTACGAGCAGAGGAATTATACAAAGTTTTATCCAAAATGGACGCTGAAGAAATAGATATGAAATTGACAGAAGAGGGAAAGTTTCAAATTAAGGGGGGAAGAACTACTCTCAAAATGAACCCTCTTCAAAAGGAACAAATAACTAGTTCTCTTGAGAGGGCTTGGGCTGTTCAAACGGACGGATTAGAATGGTTTTACCTCCCCAAAGATTTCCAAGTGGGATTAGAATTGTGCTCCTTCGGGGCTGGAACAGGACCAGCTTTAGGGCCTCTCGCAGGAGTTCATTTCTTTGAAAATAAAGCTGTTTCTACTGATAACTACCGTGTATCTGTATATACTATGTTAGAAGCGGTGAATAGCGCATTTACTCTTCCTATCAAGACAGTGGAGGGACTTTTAAAATTAGAACCAGTATTTGAAATTATGGCTTTATCAAAAGCTTGGGTTCATTTCTCAAATGAAGGTGGTCCTATATATAGTTCTCGCATTTTAGCAGGGGATTACCCCTTCAAGAAGATTACGGGGTTATTTGAATCTATGAAATTTGATATGAAAGCCGATCCTTTAGAGTTTCCAAAAGGAATGGAAGCTCCGTTGGAAAGAGCTAAAATTTTAGCTAGTGGAGAAGGAGATAATTGGGAATCCTTGTCCAGAGTATTTCTTTCCTATTCAAAGGGGAATTTAGAAATTAGGGCAGGAAAGGAAGCTGGAGAGATTATTGATGGAGTGGAATGGAAAAAGGATTTCTTCGAAGAAGGAATGCAAATTAAGGTACAACCTGATTTTTTCAAAAAGATTCTTGGAATTACTCGTCAATTCCGTTTATCTCCTACTAAGAAGTCCCTTTTATTTTCTTCTGAAAAGTTTCAACATATCATGGTTGCTTCTATGAGCAAGCAAGAGTAAATATGAGATTTCCTGGAATAATTGAAATAGTCCCCGGTCCCAACGGATGGGGAGTATATATGACAGATATTCAAGCAGGGTACATTTTATATCAATGTCCTGGATGCGGTCGGATAGAAAAACATGCCATGGTTAGCATTTACGTTCCGAATACTACATGTGGATGTAACTCTCCTACATGTGTTTATATGATGAATATAATAGGTAGTTGGAAACATCCAAATTGGGTAGAATTCGATGAACAATGGTATTGGGCAGATAAAGGGGTAATTACAGAAATTCCATATATCATGAAAACGGAGGAAGAATTATGGCTGGAAAAATGGGAGACGGAACAATTGCAAATCCCCCCTCCCTTGAACGAGGGGAAGGGGAATTATGCCCAAGATGTAAAAGTTTCTACGCTGGGAAAATTCCAATTTTGGATTTCAAAGATACAGAATTTTTGGAAGGGAAAAGGAAAAAACCTCTTACTATCATGACCACTTGCCATGGAGTTCATTCTGAAGATCCTTATCAAGGGAAATAAAAATGGATGAAGAAACCGCTAAATTCATAATAAATTTATTCTGGTTAGCCCATGGGGGAGATTGTGGCCATTGCACTTCTGAAATGGTAAAACCTTTCATAAAAAAATTTCCTCAATTCGAATATTTGGCAAATGAAATATACAAAGAAAAAGGGCACGATCCTATAGCTTGGAAGGAGGATTAATAATGGATTTAGAAGAAATTAGAAGAAGAAAATCCCGTATGGAAGAAAATATTCAACAAGCAGTTATGCATCATATAGATGAATTTTCATTAGTAACAGGAGTTAGAATTGAAAGTATAACTATAAATATGATAGAAACCACTACTTTTGGGGATATCAAAAATAAATTTACAATAGGACAAGTTAATGTAGATTTGGAGAGAATATAATGTCTTTACTATCAAATATTAAAAAATATATAAGATACAAAAGTTTTATTAAAAGAATAAAAGAACAATTACCAAATTATCATCCTGATTATGGAACCCCTTTAGAATGGAAAGTATATTTACAAAGGACGATATTAAAATTTGATGCTAAAACAGGAGAACCAACTTATAGTAAAGAACTCCCTAAATTAATTATAAAACAAAAACCTGATTCACTTAGTCATGACGATTCCGTATACGGATTTGATTGGAAAAAGAAAACAGTGTATACAATACCTAATAGAAAATGGAGATAGGATGCAAGGATTTTTCAATATAAATCCTAATGCTAATGATAATTGGAAATTTCAATTAATAGTAATTATCCCAATTGTAGATTTAAAAACTAGAGTATTTTGTAAACTACCCTATCCCGATCATCCAAAAGGATGCCCTAATTTTGATTCTAATAGAATAGATTGTCCCCCAATTGCCCCATTATTTAATAAAATATTTAATTTACAAAATAGAATATATGCGGTAATAAATGAATTCAATCTTAAATCCCATACGGAGAAAATGAAATATCTTCATCCTACTTGGACAGACAGACAATGTAGAAACCTTCTTTATTGGCAAAATTCCGCTAGAAAACAATTAAAAATGAAAGTTAACTATTTTCTAAATTATACTGATGAATATTCAAGTTTCCCTCCTCGTAAAGATGAAGGATATGAAGCCATTTATATACCAGAAGCCATGGGAATAGATGTAACCAAAACTATGGAAAAAGCAGGGGTGATTTTAGAGTGGCCCCCAATAAATATTGTCAGACAAATAGCATTTTTAGCTAAGAGGAAATAAATGAACGGATTCTTCGACCTACCTACACAATCTAAAAGTGTTCAACCAAAAACAATCCGAGGTGCCATAGGCTGCGATGCGTGCGGATTGCATAAAAAAGTTTTATCCCCTAAGATTCCCCCCACGGGGGAAGGGTTACTCAGAACTTTAATAATAGGGGAGGCTCCTGGTGAAACAGAGGATAAGTTAAATAACGCTTTCGTGGGTGATACTGGCCATTTTCTTCGTAAATGTTTTCGGACTATGGGGTACGATTTAGATAGAGATTTCTGGAAAACTAATGCTGTTGCTTGTCGTACTGCTACGGATAAGGGAACCAATCGAACTCCAACCACTAGGGAATTAAAAGCGTGTGAATTTATGTGGCGTTCCGCTATTCAGAAATACCAACCAAAATACATCATACTTTTTGGGGCAAAAGCAGTAGAAGCGTTTTTCATGAATAGAACTCAACCAATTTCTACCAATTTATCTATCGGACGTTGGAGAAAACTTTGTATTCCCGACGTTCAAATAAAGGCTTGGATTATTCCCCTTTACCATCCTTCATTTGTTATTAGAAATCCAGATGCAGAATCTATTTTTAAACTAGATCTCAAATGGGCAATGGAACAAATAAACTCGAATCTTCCTGATATAGAAGAAATAGATTATTCCCAAAAAATAAAATGCTTGACCAACGTAGATGAAGTTTTAAATTTATTAAAAACTATTAAAGATCAAAAACCTACGATAGCCTTTGACTATGAAACTACGGGAATTCGTCCCTACTTCCCCGGACACTCTATTGTGTCTACGGCTGTCGCTATTTACGGGGAGGATCTAGCCTATTCCTTCCCCGGTAACTACCCCGGAGCGTGGGAATCAGGACAGTTAGATAGGGTAAATACGGCGTGGCGCAGGGTACTTTCGGACCCCGATATTTTAAAAGTAGCTCAAAATATTCAGATGGAGCACCCTTGGAGTAAAATAATAATCGGAGAAGAACCAAAAGGATGGTATTGGGATACGATGGTATTCTCCCACATCGTTGACGAACGTCCTCAATTTACCGGGCTAGACTTTCAAACATTTATAAATTGGGGATATGAATACGGAGGAGAAGTATCAAAATATAAAAAAGCTGCCCCCGGAACTAAATTTAATTCTATGCAAAAATGTCCGTTAAATGAACTATTGAAATATAACGGACTGGACGCCTATTTCACTATGAGATTGGCTGAGAAGCAATGGGATTTCTTAGATAAAGGTAATAAAGAATCAGAAGCAGCTTCAAGAGCCTACGATTTATTTCATAAAGGAATTTTAACTTTCTCTGATATGGAAATGACAGGAATTACGGTTAATACGGAATACTACCAAGATACTCAAGTTAAATTGGAAAAGAGATTATCCTTTCTTGAAAAACAACTTCTTCGTACATCTGAGGCTAATCTCTTTAAATCAAAAATGGGGAGAGATATAAATTTAGGTTCCCCAGACGATTTGAAAAAATTATTTTTTGATTACCTTGGAATTAAATCGGTCAAAAGAACTGAAAAAGATAATGAGTCTGTGGATAAGGATGTTTTGGAAAGTTTGGATCTTCCCTTTGCTAAAAACTTGGTTAAAAAGAGACAATTAGATAAATTAAAAACTACATATATTGACGGAATATTAGAATTACAAGTTGATAAAAAATTACATTCTAATTTTAATTTACATTTAGTGAGGACCTACCGCAGT